TCTGCGGACGCTGCGCTGATCCCCCGAACCACAGGCGCTGCTGAAAGAACGCCGCGGTCTTAGGCCAGCCCCGAGTCGCACTCCATACCGCTTCGGCGCCTGATCCGAAATCAAAGGTCGGGATGTTGGATAGCGTGATGTTTGATTTAGTCCAGCTCGTATGGGAACCACCGCGCACGAGCTTGGCCGGCTGGTGACTCTCATGCACGATAATCATTGTATCGGCCGACTGCGTGACGTTGAGCTCTTTGCACTGCGCCAGCGTGTACGTCGTGGTCACAGTCGCCTGCAGCTCACCGTCTTTATAGACCTTGATCGCGTTATTCTGAAACGCCATCACATAGGTCTGCTCGACGTTGAACGAGAACGTAAAGAGCACAGACTCAGCGCCGAGCGTGGCGTAATACGCCATACCGGGCCGTCGCTTGAAGCCACCCTGCGGCAACGCCAGGACATTCGTGCCGGTATCGGCGCCCTGGTAATACTGTTTGACGTCAGTACGCGCTGCCAGGCGTGGATCGAGCACGCCCGCATTGAACGCCGTCTGCAGCGTTCTAAGGCGTGGCACTAGGCACGAGCCTCAATCAAGGGTGAATCCACGATGCCAGCCTGTGGCCGTGATTGCGAATCTGCAAACCGGGCACGCTTTAGCTGGCTCTCAAACTTGAGCGTGTATATCTCAGCCAGTGAACGGTTACCAGTGACCGGAATCGCGAACTGTGCGGCCAGGTCATATTCGAGCGTCTTGGAGAAATACGCCGGCAGTCTGGATTCGTCGGGTTTAAAAAGATAATCAAGCGCTACCTCATTAGCGTCGGAATAGAGCTTGTCTTCATAAATCTCGTATTCGACATTGGGGTATACGCTGATGCCCATGAGATAGCCGGACGGCAACTGATAGGCGTAGGTCCAATCGTTGAGCGGCGTATCGGTTAGCTGGCTCAACTGGCTTTTGGCTACAGCAAAGCGCCAGCGATGCGCACTCAATAGCGACTCATATGTCGAGTCGTAGAGATTGGATGCTGCCTCGGCACCCGACCCGCCCTCGGTAAACGATGAGATCGTGCCGTGCCCGATCATCAGCAGGGCGTTGGAGCACATCGAAATGCTGGTCGCCATACTTAAATCCTAAAAAAGAAAAGGCAAGGGCCGTATTTCAGACCCCTGCCTTTCCAGGTTGTGTTCCCCCACAACGAGGAACCTATAAACCGAGCAACAATTAGTCGCTGTCGGTTTCAGCAATGGCGGTGCCATCGGACACATCAACCACACCAGAAGCGTTCGACAGGACGCTGACAATAGACGTCGTGGGCGTATTGGTATCGCACACGAAGATGATGTCGCGGACCTGAAGAAGATCGCTGGCGTTGTTGAAATATGCGGCCGTATTGACGGTTGCAATTGCGTCGGTCGTTGAATAGACCCAAATGCGGGGACCTTTCCCACCAGGGCCAACTTGCTGCAAACCACTTAATGCATATGCCATGATGATTACCCCTTACTGGTAGCTAACGGACACAATGCCGTCGCCGTCTCGTGATATTGAACCGGCTTTCATAAAGCCGTTGCAAAGCCACGAGGTTTTCTGAGCGACGTAATTGACTTCCGTCTTGATGTCGATGCCAACGGCCATGCCCACCGCGCTCTTATGCCAGGCAAACCCTTCAAAGGTGCTTGACGCGAACGGCAGACCGCCTTCAGTTCTCGACTCAATAATGTGCCACTGGAAACCCATCCACGAATTAATTTCTCCAGACATAAGCGCTTTCAAGCTGTTGAAATCGCTGCTAGTTACCGTGGAAATGTTTAACAAATCTTCCAGGCCGGCGGCAGAAATCGCGAAATGACGATCACCTGAGGGCACACCTTTGTCGTTGAGATGCTTGGAGGCTTCGACCACTTTTGCCAGAGTCATGCCAGCAGAGCCGTGGACAATGGTGCCCGCCGGACTTGCTTCAGCAGCCAGGGCGTCAATGATTAGCTGATCCAGCCTGCGACCCAGCGCACCCGCAATGGTCTGCGCTAGTTCACGCTGCTCGTCAAAGTTGACCTCGGCAGCATCAAACATATCGGTGTACTCCGGGGCGTTCCAGTTTTCCAGAGTGCAAGTGATGAGAGAGTGCGAAACGTCCATCGGCGTTACATCCGCTTGGGTAGCTTTCTGGTTAGCCAGACCTTTACCCATCTTGCGGAATTTGTAGATATCGCCGACTACGCCATTACGCACTGTAACGGTGTCGCGGAGGGACCCAGCAGTCTGAAACGCATGCTTCACGTCATCATCGAACTGAGTCACCGCAACCGGTGACAGATTAATGGACATAATATTTGATCCTTATCAAATGTCTAAAAATGCCGGGCTTTCGCCTGGCGCCTTTCGACACTCGGGTATCCGCTTCGCGGGCCGACGTCTCACAGCGTGCGTGCTGTGTGATCCGACTCCGGTCAGGGCTCGATAAGGATCGAGGTATCCATTCCTAGAGCTAACAATTACACGATTAACTTGTGGGCTCGCTGCTGCGAGGTATCCACTGCAAACGCTTTACTTGTTCCTAGATACGGATTGTATCCAACATAATATGTTCATTTCAACTTTATGCCGCTGTGCCATATGCCTCGTTATAGGCGCGGTCCACCTGTTTCTTATATTCAGGGTCAACGCTCATGCGCAATTGGCCGTTTTCAGTCTTGGCATAACGCATCTGGCGCAGTTCTTCGGCCGTGGTGTGGCCTGCGGCTTGCGTGGATTCGGGATCGCGGGCGAGCTTGGCCTCGCGGGTTCTGCCGATCATGGACTCCAGCAGCTCTACGCCGACCGCCGTCGAGGCAACGCCCTTGAATATCTCCCACTGATCCGCTGACAGGTTGCCCTGCCCCCAATCGGCGAGGTCCGTCAGCCGGGATTTGGCATTGTCGCCCAGCGCAGCCAGTTCATTCTGTCGGTTATTGCTAACCATTTCCTGCTCAGTCGAAAGATAACCGGAGACAAAGCGCTCAAACGATGCCTGGTTCATACCGGCTTCACGCGCTGATTGTTTAAACCACGCGATCATCGGGTTGTCTTCCATGACGCCCGCATCCAGACCCTCGACCTGCGGCACTTGATAATCGTCTTCGGGGGCGCCAGTAAACGAACCCATGCGCTTCTCCAGCTCGGCATAGGCTTTGGCCTGGTCCTCGACGGTTTTATATTTATCCTGACGGAACCACTCGGGCACGTCTTGCGCACCGTCTACTTGGGCCGCATCCGGCGCAACGTCATCAATCAGGGAATTGCCCGGTACTGCCTCGGCAGCGACTGCCGGCTGCTCAGCCTCGGGCGTGGCTTGTGCTTCGGTTTCTTCTGTCATGGGAAAGTCCTCATTGCTTTTCAGCGGTTTCGATCTGCGTCAGGATTTGACGCACCAGGTCGGCACGTCCTTCGCGGATACCGGCTTCAAACTGTGTTGAGCCAGGCGTTACGGTCGGACGTAAAAGGGTGATAGCGATTAGCCGGTCGAGGACATACTGACCGGAATCGGTGCGGAAACACTCGTGGAAGCGCGACGCAATCTCACGGCCTTTGGCTGCGCTTTCCTTAGTCGGTCCCGGCGGCTCAATCTCTAAAGCCGCCCAGCCCTTGCGGGCCTTGACGTGTTCAATCATGCAGCGGTCTGTTGCTCTGCCTGCATTGCCGCCTGTGCCATTTCCTCCCTTTCGACTTCGCTGCGTAACAGATCAGCATCGAGTCCCAATTTCTTGCCAATGTACCCGGGGAATTCTTCCAGCTTCGTACCCAGGCCCAACACTTCGGGACCGAGCTGCCCCACGGTCTGCAGGTACTGATTGACCGCTACCAGATCATCCTGGTCCTGTGCCCGAGCCAATGGGCTGGTGTGCTTGATTGTGACCTCTTTGCCGTCTACCCGGATGTCGGGAATCTTGCCGGCACGTTTCAAGATCGACACGGCCCGCTTGATAATCTTCTCAACAAACTCGGTTTGCATCCGACCAAAGGCACTGCCCGAATCCTGCACCAGCTCCTGGTTACGGATCGCCATCTCGGTCGCACTCCTGACCGGCGAATCGACCTCACCAAAGGGCTCAGCAAAGAGCGCCTTATTGATCCGCTTACGCAGGTCATCCAGCACCAGGGCACTGAACTGAATATCGCCGGAACGGTCCAGCGGTCGCAGCGTCGGATTGGAATTGTCATTGCTACCGACCGGGATGATGGCGCCCGGGGTTAGCCGGATGTTGTAAGGGTTGATCACCCCATCATCGGCTGCGGTATAAACACCCGAGATCGCCAGCGCGGCGTTCTTGAGAACGTACTCGACGACCTTGTTGGCGGTCTTAATGTCCGGCAGCACCTGCATAATCCGGCCACGTCCGAGCGTTTCACCTGGCACCACATACTCGCGGAACACAATCCACGGCGAGACGTCGTAATCCTGCCCGAATATGTATTCCTTGCTGTCTTCTTCGAGGACGCACTGATGCCAGTATCCGCGTTTCGGCAGATAGATCGTGCCCTCGATCAACGAGCATTTCTCATCGGGTCGCTCGTTGGCTTTTTTCTTCATCGACTCCGACA